TAGCAACTGAAGGTTGGACTAACTTAAAAGACTTTGCCTCTTCCAAATTTACCGCTGTAAAAGAATGGTTCACCGGTCTTTTCTCTTGGGCATCTGAAGGATTATCTGATGGATGGACTAACCTTACAGATTTTGTAAAAGGTAAATGGACCGCAACTAAAACATGGTTCACTGGATTATTTGATTGGAGCTCAACTGAAGGCGAAGGCAATGTAATACAAGACTTATTTGATTCTGCTATTGAAAAGGTGAAAACGTTCTTTACAGATCTATTTGATTTCCTACCATCTTTTGCTGAAATCAAAGCTTCACTTACTTCGATGCTTCCTGAATGGATGCAACCAGCTTCTATTGATGAACAAAGAGCAGAGTTGATAGATCAATTAGCTGCGATGGAAGCAGCTGCAGCTAACGCTTTACCAGCTGCCGAACAATTTGATAACCCTATTACCAATGATACCCGAGAAGATTTTGAAGCTGAAGCTGCAGCTATTAGAGTACAACTAGCAGAACTTCCACAGGCAAATGAAGGTGGGTTTATGAATGCTCCAGCTTCTGGTGGATTGGCTATGTTACATGGTGCAGAAATTGTAGCACCACTTAATTCTCCACAAGGTAAGGTACTAATGGCGATCAATGATCTTATGAACGCTAAGTCTGTTGCTGGTGCTGGTGAATATGGTGGAATGGGTGGACCAATGATTGTTCAAGGTGGAAGTAATCAAACTTCTAATAATACAAACAATGTATCTACTTCTACTTACACAATTCAACAGGGCATTACACCTGATGACTTCCTCAAACGAGACTTTGTAAACTTCTCATACTGATAAAAAAAGGGACCCCGAAGGGTCCCTTTTCTCTTATTGGCCTGCAGCCAATTTTTGGAAATAACTCATTGTATCATCTTCATCATTAGATGTTTCTGGTACTGAGTTACTTGTTACTCCAGGTGATGCTTCTACTGGTTCATAACGAGATGGAGCTGGCTCATCAAGAGATACAGACTCCGCTGTAGTCATTACCATATCCTCTTGGCCAAGGACACGGTTCAACTTAGTTTTAAGTTCATCGTATGTTTTATAGTTTTTAGGATCGAGGAAATCCTGCAAGCTATACAAACGATTGTAAATACCTTCTAGCTTTTCATCGTCATCAGACAAAGCAGAGGCATTTGCAAACTCAGATTTGTCATAGTTACGATAACCCGCAACCTGCTGAATCTTAAGTTTGAAATTCGCTCCATCCCAGAAATCAAATGGATTCACCGGATCTTCATCGGCAAACTGCGGCTGCATAACATCCATAATCTTATCAAAGATCTTTTTACCAAACTTATAAAGGAATACCTTACCTTCATTGTCTGGGTTACCTGGATCAGATACGACTTGAATATTTGCTACATAATGCAAGCGGCGCTTACGATCACGAGCAGTTTGTTTATCCTCTTCACGACCAGAATTCCACAGCACTGAATTCATTTCAGATACTGGATCATTTTGACCAATTGATGTAAGAGAATTTTCGATATACCAAAGACCTGATGGACCTTGGAAACCGTGATCCCAATAACGAACCCAAGGGAGATCCTCGCCTTCGGGTGCTGGTAGGAAACGAATTACTGCGTAACCATTACCTGCTTTATCGACTGTTGGTTTCCACAAACGCTCATCTGCATAAGATTGCTTTTGTTGTCCACCACCACCGGCGGCTTCTGCCGCTTTGGTAAGTGAATCGATAGAACTGCGGTTACGTTTTAGATTTGAAAAAGACATATATTTCTCCGTATGTTTTTGTATTTACTGAATTATCCACATTCACATAATATAAGTATTATACATCAAAATTACTCTGATGTAAACACCTTAAGCACAATATTTTTAGCTTTTTGCAAATCATATTGAACAAAAGGTGAATATTTACGAACCTTTCGTGAGACATCTGGCCACACAATAGTTTCGCTTATTTCTTTATTAGCACGATTCATAAATCCTGTAAGTTGATTTAGAATTACTACTGACTCTATATTTATATCACCACCAAGGTAAGCCGTGATGATATGAGGATGACCATCTGATGAATTCAACACTTGATCTAAATTACCTAGATCAGCAAGTGTAGTCATATCATTTTCAAAGGTATAACCTAATGACTGCATACGCTTTTGATAAGACTTATAGATGTCTTCATCTTCAATCATATCGCCAATCCAAGTCTTATCTTGAATGAAGTGCGCTGCATAATAGTTGATTAGTTCTTTAGCACTATCAAATTTTCTACCAACCTTTGCAAAGAAATATTTGTCTTTTCGTTTCCAAAAAGATTGTGGCTTTACAGAAGTCTTATAATTGTATTTGATAGCGTCATAACTATCAGACTCAAAATGTAACTTCATAGATTGGTAAAAGCGAAAAGCGTCGTATGGTTCCATAATCATATTGGCAAAGTTGCTGTGTTAGAGTCTTTAATCATTCGAAGACGTTGGGCTTCAGCAGTAACTTTTTCTTTAAGACTAGGAGTAATCACTCTTCCTACGTCTTCTACTGGAAACTCAAGTTCCTCACAAACTTCAAGGATTGCGTCTAAATAAGAAAGCTGAAACTGCTTTACTTTCTTTTCTACCACAGTAGAAAATCTTTTCTTTGTGAGTATCTTACCTTCTAACATTGCTGAATTAGTTCCAACGATAGTATTTGTGAGTTCCGATTTGTGTAGTGTAGTTGAGGGTTTTGGCCCAAGTTGGTCGAACATAGTTAGCATGATAATGTGTTGCCCCTTCTGTAATATCAATATTGTTATACCATAAAGCAAGTGTTTCACGAACCACTATCTTAACTTTATTTTCTAATTCTGTATTAATCATTCGATCGGATTTACCATCGCAATACCAGCTAAATTGACACTGATTACGAATCATATTACCGTTTGAGTCTTGCCGACCTTGATAGACTACTCCACAGATACTGTCGGGATATCGAGGATCTTCAGTTCGATTGAGTACCACATTAGTAACACCCATCACTGAAGCATATCCGTCTGAACGAGCTTCAAAATATCCGTTTTGAATTAAGCATTGAAATTCACTATTAGTAATATTTGTACTAATACTTTGAGCGCTTACCGATCCAGCGCTCGCAATAAGACACAATCCGAATTGAGTCGCCCATTTGGTGAGCTTGTTTTTGTAGTCAAAGTTTGCCATAATGTATCTACCTGTTTTGGTGTTTTATTCTGCACGATTGGAAGAAACTCGTCTGGTTTTCTTAGTTTAATTTTACGAGATTCTTCTCCTACATTTTGTAGAGTTGTGCCTTTTACTTCAAATCCTTTTGCAGCACTTGAAATATATTCAGTCAATTCTTTTGTTTTGACATTAAAGACGTAGAGTCTCATTGCACCAACAAGAGTAATTGGCAGAATAGAAGTAATCTTAAAGCTCATATCTTCTTTAAGGTACTTAACCTTAGCCACTTGTTTATCAGCAGCTCGCGGTTTAGGTGTACGAGTCTTACGTGTAGCTTTGGCAGAAGCTTTGACTCTATCTAGATCAGCGATCATTTCTTCAATCAACTTGATGCGACGGCGAAGAACCGTCCGCTTAACATGTGAATAGCCTTCAACTGCTTGTTCACAACGTTTATGATAAGCGTCCTCGTAATCTAATAGCCAACCTTCAAGTCTTTTCAGCACAGGAGCTGTATGTGACCCGCTCAAACCATGTAGCTTGAAGCAGTTGTACATATTAAATTCTGGTTCTTCGCCGTCAATCCAAGCGTCTTCCAAATCATCCAAGTCAGTCATAACAGTTTCTTGAATTTTATTGAAAAGACGCTGTTGAGGGGTTAAGACAACGACATTTGACGCTGCTGTGTCAGCACGTGCTTTCTCCTCAAGGATCTTTTTACCAATTGAAATGAGATTAGTATAGAATTCATTAACGCGTTCTACACCATTTTCCAAGCCATACTTTTTTGGTAATTCTTGTTGTAAAATTTGAGTCCAGTATATAATTGAAGCATGTAAGGTATACATATAGAAATTATACTCAGGAGTAGCTAAGATAGCCCGAGCATCATCTTTAGAAAAAGTCTGCTTAACATACTGCTTAGTAATTGAAGAAAGCTCTTTACGATCAACGTCCTGATGAATATAATATTTAAACCTATCAAATCCATCGTTCATTGGAGCTGCAGCAATACCAGTTTTAGGTCTTGCTCTAACAGTGATTTTTTTACGAGCTGCCATAGCTGTTTC